CATCAACGAGTACGTGTCCCTTAAGGTGAAGCTGAACGAGGCCTCGGAAAAGCCCGAGAACCAGGACGCGCTCAAGGAGATGGTCGGCGCCTATCCGATCGACTTCCTGAAGGGCGAGATCGGCCTTCTCAAGACCCGGGTGTACGAGAAGTTTCCGGCCGAGGCCCAGCTCGCCAGCGATCAGATGCACGAGCGCGGCAGCAAGCCCAAGAAGAACCCGCTGGTCCCCACGGCGGAAGCGTGAGGTGAAAAACATGAAGCTCAAATCACTCGCAATCTTCGGGCTGGTCATGCTCGGCCTCATGCTCATTACCGCGGTCTGCGCCGCAATGATGCAGGCGCCCTCGGCCATGGCCGGATTCTTCCTGGCCCTCACGGTGCTGTTCATCTTCATCGGCGGCGGCCTGCGGGCGTTCAACCAGCGCGGCGCCGTGGGCTTCGGCGGCGACGGGCTGGCCCGGCTCTGGACCATGAAGCTCACCCACACGGCCACCGTAATCGTCGGCCAGATCGTGGTCGTCGGCGGCCGGGTGGTGGAGGCCTGCGACGATTATCTGCTAAACACCGAGGGCGTCTACATCTACCAGGGCAAGCGCATCTGGCCCAAGGAGACCTCGCTCGTGATCGCGGCCTGGGCCCAGGTCTACTGGGACGCGACGAACAGCGTCGTGACCACCACGGCCGCGGGCAATACGCCCCTCGGGTTCTGCGTAGAGGCCGCCGTGGCCCTGGACACTCACGTCACGTTCCTGCTGCTGCCCCTGGCGAACGGCGCGATCACCCCGATTGCCATGAAGACCACCGCGGAAGTGGCCCTGGCAGACGCCGCGGCCACGCTCACGGCCACGCAGATGATCGACAGCGGGATCCTCAAGATGACGCCTTCGGTCGCCCGGATCCTGACTACCCCGACGGCGGCCGAGCTCCTGGCCGGGTGCAAGGGCGCCCAGGTAGGCACGTGGTTCGAGTTCGTCGTCATTTCACTCGCCGCCTTCACCGTGACCATTGCGGCGGGCGCGAACGTCACGCTCGTGGGCGGCATGGTCGCGTCCAACGCCTCGGCCCGGTTCCGCGCCCGGTTCACGAACGTCGGGACCGGCACGGAGGCCGTCACGATCTACAGAGTGTCGTAAGAAACCTCCCCTCACCCCTGCCCCTCTCCCCTGGAGGGAGAGGGAAAAAGGGAGAGGGGGCTTTATCAAAGGAGGGAACACAACATGGCTACCGCAATCGTACGGGGCGGCATCGATTATGTCCGCACCCTGAAATACACGCACGGCTCGGCCGTGGCCGCCGGCGACGTGATCGTCGTCAACACCCAGGTGCTTATCGCCAACAACGCCTACGGGGCGAACGTCGAAGGCATCTATACCTTCCGGGGCCGGGTCGAATTCCCCAAGGAAGGCTCGCTCGCCATAGCGCCCGGCGAAAAATGCTACTGGGTGGCCGGCAACGGCAACGTGAACAAGACCAGCGCCGGCAACACGGCCATCGGCATCTGCGTGGAGAACGCGCTCACCACGGACAGCATCGTGTTCGTGGAACTGAGCGAGAACAGAGTATAGCGCATAAACGCCCCTCACCCCTGCCCCTCTCCCACGGAGGGAGAGGGAAAAGGGAAGATGGGGCTCAATCAAGGAGGAACAACCGAAATGAAAGTCTACGGACAGAAAATATTCAACTGGGACAAGATCAACGACGTGCGGCCCGAGGAGCGCAAGGACCTCATCGTCGACGCTTTCTCGGCCTTCATCAAGAAGCTCAACAAGATCTCGCTCACCGACCAGTCCATCGCGACGGTCTTCGGCCAGAAGCTCTCCGGCCCGGACGCGAACCTGATGTCGGCCATCCCCATCTCGCTCGTCATGAGCGACACCAACAAGGTGCCGGACCGGGGCTACGAGCTCATCTTCGACGAAGTGGACATGCGCCAGAGCACGAACAACACCTTCGACCTCGTGGGAGTGTCCGGCGGCGCCACGTTCTACCAGCAGGCGCCGGGAGAAGAGGCCAAGCTCTCCAAGATCCCGACCTCCGCGCTCACGGCGGTCAGCATGCTGCGCTTCACCGGCGGCTTCAACATCCTCGATGACTGGCTCCGGTTCAACCAGTACTACAAGATCGACCAGCTCGGCGCGGACACGGTGCGCCGGTGGTACGGCAAGCGCGCCGCCATCTTCTACGGGCTCATGGTCGCGCTCTCCTCGGGCATCAACCAGTCCTTCGCCACGGACGACGCCACCACGATCAACAACGCCTGCGTCCAGATCCTCTCGGACCTCGAGACCGCGGGCTACGAAGTGGACCAGATGAGCCGGTTCGTCATCGTCTGCAACCCGGCCCTGCTGCCCAGGATCTCCAAGGCCCTGGCCGCTTCGTTCCTGTCGCCGAACACCAACATCAACCAGGTCACGTTCAACGTCAGCGCCGTGATCACGACCTCCAAGATCGTGAACACGACCTACTACGTCGTGCTCCCCGGCGTCAAGAGCCAGCGCGGCGAGTGGGAGGACCTGAACGCCCGGCCCCCGCAGCGCAACGAGCTGGTGCTCGGCGCGGCCCACGTCTGGACCGGCGGCTACAACGGCATCATCGGCGAGTCCAAGCAGTACCGGAGATGCGCGCTGTCGTAAGATAAATCTTTTCACCTTGCTCCCTCTCCCCCAGCGGGAGAGGGGCAGGGGTGAGGGGAGTTTAAATATCCTATGCCCTACTCAAACATCGACGACCAGAAAAACGAGACCCCCTATGAGACCATCCGGCAGCTCGTGGATGATGAGAACGTGGGTTCTCTGTCCGGCGCCGACGTGCTCGCCCGGTTCAATCAGATCCGGGATGATTGGGAAGGGGAGATGAACGCCATGCTCGAGGTCGGAGGATATACGACCCCGATCACCAGTCCTGAAGCGGCCCTGAATCTCCTGCGAGGCTGGTCAAAGGGGGGCACGGCATACAAGCTGTACAAGCGCAAAGACATCATGCCCGAGACGCGCCAGAAGGAATTCGACCGGATCAACAAGCTTCTCGAAAAGGTCAGCCAGGGCGCTTTCAAATTGCCGGAGAAGCCGGTGGACGTAGACACCAGTTTCGCCTGCGGCTCGATCGTCACGTCGCATTTTGGAGAAGAAACGACATAAAAGCTGTTTTCTCGCAAAGGCGCAAAGTACGCAAAGAGACGCCCTTGAGGTTCTGATGTTAGGTGTTTCCGCAACCATAGAAGGCAACCGCGTCGTCATCGACGGTCTCTCCGGCTTTGCCAGAAGCACACCGGACGCCGTCAAGCGCGGCCTGCGGAACGCCGCACGCGGGATCTACGCAGAGGCCCACAAGAACCTCGAAGGCCCCGGCAGGACCCCGGTCCGGATGCGGGATACGAAACGCTTCAAGGCGACCCGTTCGCGTGGCCAGTTCAGCTTCCTCGGGGCCCGGCCCGGCAGCACCCCGGTCCCGATCATCACCGCCAACCTGATCACGCGTCTCGGGATCCTCGAGCCCGGCGAGAGCCTGCAAGGCGAAGGCGATATTGGGACCTTCAGCGCCGCGGACAATGAATTCATCATCTACGACAGCGCGTCATACGCATACGTCATCAAAGAGGCCAAAGGCTCATCTCGCAAATACGGCGAACGCGATTTTATCGGCGACGGCCTCAAGACCTACGACGGGACCGTCGGCATCACGACGCCGGTCGAGGAAGAACTCGGCAAGGAGATCGATAAGATATGACTCCTGAAGAAGTCGAAGCAGCGGTCGGGCGGGCCATAGACGCCAAGCTCGGCCAGTTCTACATAGATCGGGAAACGCATTATCAAGACCACTTTTTCATTCAGTCGCTTCGAAAATGGACTGAGGAAGCCAAGGGCACCATACTTCGCACGGCGCTAAGAACACTGACCGGCGTGGTGCTGCTCTTGATGCTCCTGGGTTTTATTCTGTGGTTCAAGGGCGCCAAATGATCCGCCTTAAGTCGCATAGACCTTGTCCCTTATGCGGAACGCCCTTGACCAAGGACGAGCCCCAGGACCGGTTCCGCTGCGCGAAGTGCCGGTGGGAAGAGAAGCAATCCATCTGGCCGGAGAGGAAGCAGGCAGCAGGCAGTAGGTAGTAGACAGGGGAAGGCAACGGCAGGGAGGCAGGCATGAAAAAGATCGACCATATCATCGTGCATTGTTCCGACAGCCCTTTCGGCAGCGTGGATGATATCCGCGCCTGGCACCAGGCAAAAGGCTGGAAGGACGTCGGCTATCACTTCGTCATCCTGAACGGCCGGGTGAACGCGGACCTGAAGCTCCCGGCGCTCGACGGCTCCATCGAATGCGGCCGGTCCCTGGACGGCGACGCCTTCATAGAGGACAACGAGGTCGGCGCCCATGCCCTGGGCTATAACGAGAGTTCCATCGGCGTCTGTCTCATCGGCATGAAAGATCCTAAGTCGGGCGTCGTGACGTTTACGATCAAACAGTTCGAGGCCCTCAAGGCCCTCCTGGCGGACCTCTGTAAGCATTACGGCGTGCCCGTGGAGAACGTGCTCGGCCACCGGGAGACCGACTCCGGCAAGGCCCAGGGCAAGACCTGTCCGGACTTCGACGTTGCGGCTTTTCGGACCTGGCTCAAAGGGAGGATATGACCATGATCGAAAAAATTCAAAACGTGTACAGCATTCTGGTTTCCGTCCAACTTTTCCCTATGGTGACGCTTGCGGCCCTCGGATGCTATTTCATCGTACGGCAGCGATACGGCGATGCAAAAAAGGCCGTCTGGGTTCCGGTGGTCATGAGTTTCATCGGCCAGGCTGCGTTTGCTTGGCCGGCTTCGGTGCAGGACGTGTTCATGTGTTTTACTATGGGCATGGTCCAGGCCGGGCTTGCAATCGGCGGGTATTCCTTCCTCGATAAATACGGGATTACCGACCGACTCGGAAAGCTCGTGCAGAAAAAAATGGAGGACAAAAATGCGACTCCCCCCGTTGCATAGCCTGAAGGGTTACGCAATCATCGGCGTGATCTGTTTCTTCGTCGGCGCGGTGCTGGGTTTTTTCGGTCCATCGTGCGCGGCCCGGAAAACAACCGGGATATTGCCGAGCATCGACAGCCAGGTCGCCGTGCATGACGTGAAGACGGAGGTCCCGATCAAGGCCCTGGACAAGCAGGAACTCAAGAGGCGCTCTACGATCTCGAAACAGGTCGCTGACGACAAGGACGCCGAGGTCATAGCTACCGGCCATATATTGGACTCCTCCGGCTCCCGCAACGTGGCCGCGGTACTCGATACCAAAACCGGCGATACACAGTTGATCCAAAAGCGGCCCTTCGCCGAGTGGATGCATCGCTGGGAAGCCGGTCTCGGCTATGGCCTGGTTGACGGCAATATCGCAAAAGGCGCCCAGGCCCGCTACAACTTCGGCAGGATATGGGAAGCCTACGGTACGGTGCAGGCTGAAGCGTTCGATGTCGACCGCGCGGATAATCGGCATCCCTGGACGCTAATGATCTGGGGTTCCGTGAAGTTCTGATGGATGGACTCACACATGAAAATATCATGGGCGGGGCGGACAATCCGGCCTATGACGCCAGCTCCGGAGAGTGGAACGCTCCGCACAAGATCGGCGTTTATTACGACATCCTGCCCGGCGCCGCCGAGCCGGACGCGCCTCCGGCGGGAAAGCATCGCGTGTTTTACGTCGACACGGGCACGTCGCCGAATCGAAGGCTTTATCACGGCGTCAAATATTCCGACGGGACAGTGGATGTGATATGGGATTACACAAAATGAAAAAAATCCTCATTGCCGCATTGTTCATGCTCTCCTTCGCGGGAAGAGCGGACGCGACCTGCCAGTTCGCCTATGATACCTGGAACTGCCTGTCCACGGACACGAAGCCCGCGGCGAATGACCGTGTGCGGCTATACGAATCCGACACGCGCAAGCATTTTCTGCGCAGCGGCGGCGCGTGGCAGGACGTAACCGACCACGCCAACCTGGCGAACAAGGGCACGAACACCCACGCCGACATAGACGACCATGTGGGCTCCACGGTCAAGCACGTCACGGAAGGCGATAAGGTTCTTCTGAACAGCGCCTCGACCGGGGTGCTGGAGGGCTGTCTCGTCACCAAAAACGCGGACCCCGTCTATTTCGACGTGACGGAATGTATCGTGCGGTTCGTGGACAACACGACCGATCCTCTGAGCCCGACCACGTCCACCGTCTACGTCAGTGCGCAGTCCCACGTCACCGTCACGAACATGGCGACCTGGGAAGGGACCTACCTGGGCATCAATACCTCCGGCAACATCGTGCAGCAGCAGACCGCATGGACGCCCGTGCAGTATCGATCCATCGTGCCCATAGCGTTTTTATTCCACGCGAACAATATAGACATCAAGTCCGCGCTGACCCACGTGCACGCGGCCTTCGACCCTTCGGCGCGGCTGGAAGACCTGAGCCATTCCATCGGTATCATGAACCTGTCCGGCAATCAGTATGGCGCGAATGGCGTGAATCTCAACGTCAACAAGTCCGCGGGCAGCTCGCACGCATCCGGCGCGAATTTTCAGGTTGATCCGAAAACCCCGGACATTACGACCGATCCTTCTATGACGCCCATGCCTGCCGCCCCGCGCTCTTATCGGGACGGGACCGGAGGTTGGTCACAGACCACAATTGCCACACTGAACCCGAACAACTACGACGACGGGACCGGCACGCTGCCTGCCGTGCCTGCGGGCAACTGGATCGCCATTCCGCTTTATTATATTCCAGGACTCTCCACGGACAGCACGGGCGGTGCCCGGGTGCAGTACCCGCAGCGGTATTTTGCGACCAAGGCCGAGGCGCTCGCAGAACTGCCGGACCCGCTATTCATCAAAAATCCGAACCTCTTCAACGGGACCATCAGGACGTATTGCGTGGTGCAGCAGGGCACGACCGATCTGTCGGACACGGCCAAGGCCGAGTTTGTGCCGATGGGGAAATTCTCCGAAGTGAGCGGCGGGGCCGGCGCGGGCGGAGGAGGAGCGCCGACCGACGGCGAATACGTGACCTACAGCGCGAACACGCTGCTAACCAATGAGCGGGTGCTGACCGACGGGACGAATACGATGATTGATACAGGAACCGCGGGCCAGGCGAAGGTCAACCTCTCCGGCACCCATGCGGACTCATTTCATACGGATAGCTACAGTGGCGTGGGCGCGTGCGGCGCGAACCTCTGGGCCTCGACGCTGAACGACAACGCGGCGCCCACCTGCACGCAGCCTGCGTTCTCGAACCTCTCGGGTCGCGCCGCATTGAATCAAATAACGGACAACGACACCACGGCGAGCCTCTGCCTGGTTTCCGGCGGCGCGGGCGGCGAGCCGAATTATATCACCTGTCCCGGCGGCGGGGGCGGGGACAGCATCAGCGTGAACGGCACGGCTGCCGTGGACGCGGACCTCGACGACGCGACCCCCGCGGCGCCCGCGAACGCGCTCAATGTCAAGTGGCAGAAAGACGCGCTCACGCCGAACAACGTGAGCGCAAACGTGCCCTATGCCGCGCCGCTCACGGTCACGACCGGGAACCTGACAATCGTGGACGCGGCGGCGGGCGCCAAGGGCGCGATACAACTGACCGGGGACCTCGGCGGCACGGCTGCAAGCCCCACGGTGGTGGGCGTGCAGTGCTCCGGCACGTGCGTGGGCGACGCGGAGATAGCGGCCATGGCCGCCACGAAGCTGACGTTCGCGGACGCGAGCACCACCAACCTCGGCAAGACCACACCCGCGACCGTGACGCTGAACGTGGGGCACAACGGCACGGCGGCCATCGTGAACACGTTGAACATTGCCGCGCACGCGCACTCGTCCACCGCGGGCGCGGGCGGGCAGATCGCCACGACGAACCTTTCCGGCACGATCACCGACGCGCAGCTTGCGAGCAATTACAGCGGGGTCGGGGCCTGCGGCGCGAACACCTGGGCCAGCACGCTCAACGATAATGCCGCGCCCACCTGCACGCAGCCGGGGTTCACAAACCTCAGCGGCACGGCCACGGACGCGCAGTTGGCAAGCAGCTACTCCGGTGTGGGCGGGTGTACGAACCAGTTCCCGCGGACGCTCAACGACAACGCCGCGCCTACCTGCGCCAGCATCGCGACAGCCGATCTCCCGACCATCGACATCAGCAAGGGCGGCACGACCGAGACCGCCTCGACCGAAGACGCCGTGCTCGTCGGGGCCTCGACAACCGACTGGGTCCCGAAAGTTCTGCCGTCGTGCTCGAACGGTACGACGGACAAGCTTCTCTATGATACGGCGACAAACACATTCTCCTGCGGCGTTGACCAGGCCGCGGGCGGCGGGCCGATCACCGCGAAGCTCACGGCGGATTATACGAACAGCACGACCACCGGCACGAACGTGTCCGGTTTGAATGTTACGCTTGCGGCCGGCACATATCGCTTTTCTTATTTCCTCGCGGCCCAGGCCGCCACGATCGCCAACGCCTTCGATTTCGGCGTGAACTTCACCGGCACCTCGACGCTGTTCACGGCGCGGCTCACCTACAGCGATACCGGCACCTCCGCGACGAGCGGCATAATAGACGACGTTATCACCGGCGACGGCGGAGAGTTGCTCGTTGCTCAATGCGTGAACACTGCATACAGCACGACGGTCCCGAATTTGAATTGCATCATTTCGGCTACAACGGCCAATACAAACATGTTCGTGCAGATTCAGGGCATGATAGTCGTGACGGTCAGCGGCACGTTTCAACTTTATGCCGCGTCGGAATCCACAACGGCAATCAGGGTAATGACGGGCAGCAATCTGCTCGTTCAATCATTCTAACGGAGAAAAAATAACATGGCAGTATACGCACAGCTTCTTCAGCTCAATATGCTCCCGCCGGAAGGAACGGCCGCCGTCTTCGATGTTTTCTTCGGCATCGTGGACTCCGGCGTTCCAAAGGCCGAACCAAATGAAGTTCGCATCAACGTTCCGATGGACTCGCCGGGCACGTGGAAGGAATCGTTCATCCAGGCCGTCATCACCAAGGCCGCGGAGCTCGGGTATACACTCACGAGCGCGGGCATCCGATGGGAAGTGACGGAGCCGGGAGACTATAAGCCGTCGTTCCAGGCTGTGAACTGGACGAAGGACAAGACGTTCGTAAATCTGCCCGCCTCTTACACGAACGTCTATGCGGGGAATGTGGGCGAGGGGCAACTCGTCAATACGTTCGGCTGTAAACAGTATCGACTCGTCATCCAGGTGAACAAAATCGGCACAGGGACGCATGATTCCGGCGTGATGGATGTGACGAATTCCGCGAACGTGATCGCCATCGCCGACGCAGGGGCGATAGGAGAAAAAACACTCGACAGCGGATGGACCAACCTGCCCGCATGGATGGCGGGTGAGCAGATCATCAAGCCCGTAGCGCGGGATTCACTGGCGACCGGAGACCCGGTCTATCATCAGTTTGCGCTGTATCTGAGGTAGGAGCCACTTCATGGGCAAACGTTTTGACCCGGCATATTTCGACCCCGCGTATTTCGACACCACGGAATACACCGACGTGTTGGATATCGATCTCGGAGACAGCGTACCGTGGCGGATGTTCGCCTGCCGGGAAACCGCCCGGATTTTTCACGACGCGCCCGCCCGGGTCCTCTTTGATCTCGTGGGGTTCTCCGGCGCTGAAGCCGCCCGGCTCTATAACGACGCAGTCCCTATGCGGACCCTTTTTGACAACGTGGGTGGGCACTGATGTATGAAAAAACGGACTTCGAGGAGTTTTATTTTTACCGGGATTTCGATCCCTGGCTGCCCGAAAGCGTCACCATCTCCTCGGTCACGGTCAAGAGCATCAACAAGGAGACGGGAACCGACGAGTCGGCCAGTATGATCTCCGATGCCGCCCCCTATGGGACCCCGGCGAATAAGGCCCGGTGGAAGATCAAGGCCGGGACCTCCGGCAAGACCTATACCGTCAAGGTGCAGATCACCTGCTCCGACGGGCAGAAGCTCGAAAGCCGCATGGAATGGAAGGTGTTATGACCACCGAAAGCACAATGCTCTCAGACATCGAACGGGCCGCCATCGACCGGCTGAAGGAGCGGGGCCTGCCCCAGGTGACGGCATACGAGATCAAGAAAGACAGCGAGCTCGCGCCGGCCACGCCCGCGGTCCGCGCCGTCATCGCCGACGGCAAGTTCACGCCCGTGGGCCAGAAGTCGTTCCGCGCGGACGTGACGCTGTACGTCATCATCATCTTCAAGCACGTGTCCGATGAGGAGTCCCGGCGGAAGGGGATCTATCCCATCTTGTTCGGCGCGGTCAATCTCCTGGCCGGCCAGAAGCTCGGCCTCAAGATCGACGAGCTGGTCCCGCTCTCGTTCCGCGAGATCACGAACGCCCGGGACGCGGAAGCGGGGCTGATCGTCTTCCAGGCCCCGTTCAGCACGAAGTTCTACTTCGAGAAGGTTTCCGATGAAGAAGCCGGGGCCCTGGTCAAGATGGGGCTCGATTTCTATCTCCAGGATTCACCGGATGAGACGCCGGATACGTCGTCTGTCGTGGAGTTGCCGCAATAACAACGGCACGGCGTCTCTCGCAAAGGCGCAAAGTTCGCAAAGAACGGCAAGAATTAAAGTATTTGACCTTAGTTTAAAACCAGGACGAAAGACCCTTCTTTAAGGTTTCCTTTGCGTCCTTTGCGAACTTTGCGAGAGGCGATTTTAGATGTTATTTGTTTTGGAGAGGAGGCCCAATGACAACCATAAAGGTCATCGCGAAAGCAGGCACCAAATGCCCGAAGGAAGGCAATCCCCGCGAGTACATCACCGATACCGTGGCCGAGGACGTGCCGATCTCTATTTATTATCTCCGGCTCATCAACGACGGCTCGCTGGAAAGAGAGAAGGAGCCGGAAGGGCATGCCTTGCCCGTACAGGAGTCGGGAGTCAAGCCGGAACCCCCGGACCCAAAAAACGGCGACACGGTCGCCTCGGTCCAAAAAAAAGGAGGTAAATCCTGATGCCAAGCCCCAATATCTCATTCGACAACATCCCCAGCACCATCCGCAAGCCCGGCGTGTATTCCGAGTACAACACCAAGCTCGCGGTGCGCACGCTCCCGGCCAACCTCCAGAAGCTGCTGCTCATCGGCCAGCGCGTCGGCGCCCGCATCGAGCCGGAGATCTGGCAGGGCGGCACGCTCGACAACATGACCTCGCAGGGGACGTACACCGGCGCAACGGTCAAGAAGTTCCGCGCCAAGATCTCCACCGTGGGCACGCCCGATAATTTCGTCTGGTCCGCCGACGACGGCGCCACGTGGAGCAGCAACGTCGCCATCACCGGCAGCGCCCAGGTCCTCTCCGACGGCGTTACCGTTACCTTCGCGGCGACCACGGGCCACGCCCTGGCCGACGAATGGCGGTTCAACGCCTACCCGGAGCCGTCCGTGGCCGAGAAGGTCGTGAAGCAGCTCTTCTCCGACTCCGAGGCCGCGAGCTACTTCGGCTACGGTTCCATGGCCCAGCTCATGACGCGCGCGGCCATCAAGGCCAACGCCTACCTGGACCTCACGCTCGTCACGCTGGCCGACGCCGGGGCCGGCGTGGCCGCTTCAGGCACCGTCACCATCACCGTCAATGCCGTCACCGCCGGGTCCCTCCGGTTCTATATCGGCAATGACTATGTGGACGTGGCCATCTCCCAGGGCGATACGCCCACTATCGTCGCAACCAAGCTCTGCAACGCCATCGCCGCCAGGTCGGACCTGCCCGTCACGGCCTCGAACGCCGTGGGCGTTGTCACGCTCACGGCCAAGAACAAGGGCCTCTGCGGCAACGACATCGGCCTGGGGTACGACATCACCACGGGCATCGGCACGACCCTGGTTATCGTGGCCATGGCCTCGGGCGCCACGAACCCCACGCTCCAGGACGCGCTCACCCTGGTCTACGGCTCCAAGTACGACGTGATCGTCACGCCCTACAACAACCAGACGGACCTCGGCACGCTCCGGACGCACATCGACAGCGCCTCCGGATCGCTGGAGAAGCGGCGCTGTATCGGCGTCTACGGCATGAACGGTGCGCTCGCATCGGCCACCACGCTCGCCGCCCAGATGAATGCCGGCAGGCTCAACAGCCCCTATCTGCGCTACACGACCGCGACGAAAAAGCGCAGCATGCCCTATGAGCTCGCCTGCGCCAAGGGGTCCCTCATCGCGGGCACGGAGGACGCGGCCGCGAACTTCGACGCCAAGGAGCTCAAGGGCCTCGCGGTCCCGGACATCACCGACCGGCTCTCCCGCACAGAGCAGGAGACCTGCCTCTACAACGGCGTCGCGCCCATCGAGGTGGGCCCCGGCGAGAAGGTGCAAATCGTCAGGGCAGTCACCACGTACCTTAAAAACGCCGTGGGCGTGGACGACATCTCGCTCCTGGAGCTTTCCACGGTCCGGGCGCTCGATTACGGGACAAAGGCCGTCGAGGACCGGCAGGCGCTCCGCTTCGCCGGCGCCAAGAAGACCGCCCGGACAAAGGCCAGCATCAAGAGCGAGATCATCGACGTCATGAAAAAGCTCGAGCAGCTGGAGATCTGGGAGAACGTGGACGCGAACCTCGACGGCATTATCGTCGAGGACGATCTCACGGACCCGAACCGCGTGAACGTGAAGATCCCGGCGGACGTGGTGAACGGCCTGCACGTCATCGCCAACAGAATTGACCTGATTTTATAGGTCCTATCGGTCCTATACGTCCTATAGGTCCTAAATGAATGACCCTCACCCCTGCCCCTCTCCCCTGG